GTTGCGGTTCTGCTCAATCCGCCAATCATGTGAATTAATCCAAAGCCATAAAATCCTAGACCCGGTAAGAATTTGAAGTGAACAAAATAATGGATCTTATTTCTCTTTGGATCAGTTGGTTCATAGTTACGTCTAATAGATAAAACTTGTTGACTAGCTTCTTCAACTGTAACTATGTAAGGTAATTTAATTCCTGTTGGATTTAATTCATCATTTTTATCTTCAAATCCTTCTAAGTCTAGATTTACATGACACTCTAATAAAGTATAAATATCTTCTTGTTTACCAGTTTTTCTAGTGCCAGATATTTCTCTTTCTTTTTTAGTTAATTCATCATTGTTATCTACACCAGGAGGTCCTAATTCTACGTCAGAATAAAAACCATTTACTTGTTGTTTTCTTAAATCATTTTCAGAAATTTTTATTGTATGGATAATTGTTTCCGCATCGTCTAATGAGGTAGCCGTATACGGAACAATTAAATCCTCGGCAGGTATAAATTTACTTACTGCCCTTCCTAATAAATCGTCGTAATAAACTTTTTTAAATGTAGAACCTGCGAGTGGTAGATGAAATAACATCTGATCAAACTCTGGTTCATACTCGTCCATTTTTTCCATCAGTTCATAGTTCATGTAGTTTTTTACACGTTGTGACTGAGCTTCTTTTTGTGGATCGGGTTTACCAACGATTTGAGTTCTAACAGGTCCTTCTGCAGGCAACAATTCTTTGTAAGCCCCAGCTTGAAACTGTGTAACAGCTTCTGCAAGAACTGGGTGAGTTGCACCACTAGCTCCTTGAAACGGTTCTGTTCGGTTTTCATATTTAAATCCTAAAAGATCTAAACCTTGTATGTAAGATTGTTCCCAATCTTTTCTTGATGTTTTATATTCTTTGTAGTTTCCAACTAACTCTAAACCAATTGGTTTTAAAACATCTTCTGGTAATAATTCTGCTAAGTTATCAAAGTGTCCTGGTTGACCTTCAATATTTACTTTACTTGGATCAAAGTTAACTTCAACGCTTCCGTCATCATTGGGTGTAACTTCGACTCCAGGATCTTGAGCCTCTACGGCTTTTTCCTGTTCAATTTCTATTTCTTCTTGAGGATTAACCTCTATTGATGTTTCTACGTTTGGTAACGATTTTTCTATATCTGCCATTTATTTTCTCCGGGTTTGTTATCTTAACCTGTTTTAAGGGAACATTCAACCCCTGTGGATTGGGCCCGCTTTTAGGCGGCACTGTTCTAGTTAGCTTTTTAATCATATTATTTAATTATGCCACCTTTTGCATTTTTTGTTTTTCCTTTTGTAGAAAAACTATCTAAAATTTTTTTCTCTCTTACTTCTTTTTCTAACATTTGTATGGTGTCATTAACTGGTATACCTTTAAATGGCTCTTTAGGTATTGGCACATCTAAAAGACCCTCTATTTCTAATAATTCATCTAAAGATTTTAAAGAACGTCCTTGTAAGTCAGCTTCTATAATTTCTTCTGCAAGACTTTTAACGTCTGTTATTATTTCTCCATAAACATCTACATAAACATCTATTGGATCTTTATCACCAATTTTAATTCCTTTTTTAGTTAATATTTTTTCAGCTAAAAGTCTTGTAATTTTTGTTGCAGGATCTAAAGGTTCTACTTCATTTAAAATTTTTATTTTTGCTATATTAGATTCTAAATTTTCTATTGAATCTAAGTCTTCAATTTTTTCAGATGATTTTAATGGCTTAGGTATTTCAGGTAAATCCGTTACTTTTTTAGTTGTTAATGTTTTTTGTGCTATTTTAAGACCAGGAAAAACTGGGGCTGATACTTCTGCACCCAGACCAAGTGTATCTGCAAAAACTTTTGGACCAACAGTTGAACCTGTATCTTTTAATCTTTGTTCTTCTTTTTTAATTATTTTATCAAGACCAACTTTTTTTTCTAATGATGTTGGAGTTATGTTTTTTAAAAACTCTGAAAATATTCCTGTACCTTCAAAATCTGCTAATAATATTTTTCCAAAATCTTGAGCGTATCCTGAATTCTTACTTTCTTTAATTCTAAATGGACCTTTCTGTATTGCGTCTGATATTAATTTTCCTGCTGCAGGAATAAGTCTTATACCAAATTCTCCAATACGAATACCTGATCGAGCTAACACATCTGCATAGTATGGATAGTTTTTAGGATTAATAATATCATTAAATATTTGTATTGGATTTTTTGTTTCTGTATAAGTTTGTATTTCTGGTAAGTCTACATCTGGATTTGTTAAAAGATATTCTAGCTCTGTTGCAAAGTTTACATCGGCTCCTGCTGCGCCGCCATTCTTAAGTCCTACACGACCACCATGTGCCATAAATTCTTGTATTGTTTCATCAGGTTTTATTTCATCTAAACCTACTTCTTCAAAATCATCTGTCATCTGTGCTAAATCTTTTGCTCTCTCTGCTGCAGCATATTCTGGATCATTTCTTCTTTTCCAACTATCAATTGCTACATCTGCATCTCCAGAATCAAAAGCTTTTATTTTATCCATAAGACTTAATTCTATTCCCATCTCATCAGCTTTTGCAGTAGCAGATGCTACAGCGTACGGGCCTATAGCATAGCCTACAGGTTTTATAACTTTACCAACAAGTTTTGCACCTTTAAATATTTTAGGAAGAATTTTGTCTGCTGTAGTTACACCGGGTATTGTTTTTAATTTTTCAATATTAGATATTTTTTTACTAAAAGCTGTTCTTTCTTTAGATGTCATATCTTTATAAATTTTATTTTCTCCTTCAATACCAGCAAAAGACATTTTATAATTACCCATTTTAGGTTTAAAAACACCTGTCTCTGGATCAACTTGAAAATATCCAATTTGACCTTTGTATTTTTTTCCAAGATCTTGAATTGCATCCATTACATTTTTTTTGGCTTTTGCATTGTTTATAACTATTTGTTTTTTATAACCTTCAGGTTTAACTTTTAATAAATATTCTTGATCTTCTGCAATTTTTTGACCAATTATATTATAACCTAGTAACTTACTATTCATATCTGCATCAATTACAGTAGTTGTTTTAGTTCCTGGTTTTGCAGATCCAATAATAGGATAGACATGACTAAAAGCTTTGTTTATTTGTTTTCCACCTCTAATAGGAATTTCACTTCCTTGAAAAGCTATAATTTTATTTCTTCTATTAATATTACCTTGATTTACTTCTTCTATTCTTTTTTTACCTTTAGATTTAAATTTTAATTTATCTCTATATCTTACTCCGTCAGGGCCCTTCTGATCTAATTCTTTTCTAGAAATTAATTCTCTTGTATTATATTCACTATCTCCCATTAAATCTTCTGGATTTTGTTCAAAAAATTTTCCTTTAATTTCTATCAAAGGTGCTTCATTAATTACCTTTTGAAGTTCTTCTAAACTTCTTAATGGTCTAATTGCAGTAAACTGATTTTTAGGGGGAGTCTTACTATAAAAAACTCCAAACCTATTTCCTTTTTTATAAATGTGACCCGTCTTTTCATTATACACAGGACTAGTATCGCCACCCTTGTCAAAATTAATTCTACCACCTTCTGCTTTCTCAACAGGGTTATCTCTCATGAATCTATTAATTGCTTCTATCTCTTGAACATCAGGTCTTTGTGGTGGTTGTGGTGCTTCGCTCGCTTTAAACACACCAGGTATTTCTAAAAGTTTTTGAAACTCATCTTGGTTTAACGCAAGTTTATTACCAAGACTTTTGTCTTCGTCATCAATCAACGTGTTGTTTATCGGATCAAATGTGTAAGCCAACTATGCCTCCTTTTGCGTTTGGTTCTTTACCTGTAATATCAAAATCAGAAAGTTCAATTCGTTGTCTAAAATCTTTATCAATATAACCTTGCAATACTTCTTGTTGTTCGTCTGGAGAAAGTTTAAGTATTTTTTCTATTTCTTCATCAGAAACATTAAAATCTTCTTTAAACTTATCTACGTTTAATCTAAATTTTGTAATAGGATCTTGTGTACCACCTATAATTGGTTTTTCTGGATCAAGAACATCTCCTTTCATATCTAAAACATTGCTTGGTTTATTGCCATCATCGTAAATACTTTTTTCTAATTTATTTCTTTCATTTGTAATTCGTCTCAATACTCCAAGATTAGAAAAGATATTATCTTTTTGAGTTTGTGTTAATCTAGTATTAGGGTTGTTTTTTAAAAATTCTATAGTTCTATTAAACTCATTTAAGAGATCTTTTTCATAATCAAATATAAGTTGATATCTTTTGTTTTTACCTACATTGCCAATAGAAAAAGGTTCAAATCTACTAGCATCTGTTAGTCTAGAGTTTACAATCATAAGATTACCTAGTTCTTCTTTTGTTAATGCTTTACCTAAAAATTCTATACCTTCTTGACTACCAGCAATACCACCTTTTGGCTTAGGTCCTCTTGCTATTAATTCTTGCAATAATTTTATAATATCATCCATTAATAATACACTCGCTTACGTTTTACCTTTTCTTCTTCAACATAGTCTTCTGGGTGTTGAATAAAGCCACCTTGTCTAAATCGCATAAGAGCTTGCGTTGTTGAGTCCACAAGGTCATCATGATCGCCATAGGGAAATGCTGCACACTCTTCTATGACTTGATCCGCGAACTTTTGCTCCGGAGCCCATATCATACCAGATTCGAATAAAGGTGCAACCGCATTAACACGTGCATGCTTATCATTTCCTTTTGATGGTGTAAAATTTGTAACAGGTATATCCATCTTTCTAAGTTCGTATGTTAATGGCAAACCACTAGCTTTTGCTTCTACAATAACCGATTCTGGTTGCCAGTATTCATATTGTTCAAGAGCCAATCTTCTTAGTTCAGGAAACTCGTACCTACCTTTCACTGCATCTAATAATATAAGATTGGCTCCTTCATCTTCACTTGGATACCAAACTCCCCAAGTAGTGATGGCGCTGTAATCAGCTGTCTCCTTTTTTAAAAACGCGGTATCGTAAGATTGTATGACGTGATAGACGTTTGGTATTTCTGCACCAGTATAAGTTCGCCACCATTCACGTTTAAGTATTGCCCCTTCTTCTGCTGTTGGATTCTGCATCCACTGCGCGTTCCATTTGCCCGTGGGCAGTGTTGCTTGTACTTTCTCAAGTTCGTCTAACTTCCAATACTCAGGCCAAACAGGTTGAGCGTTCTTTGATCCATGATCCATGATTGCTGGAAACTCGACCACGTCCCACTGATCAGCTTTCGCTTCTTTTTGATTAGCTATTAGTTTACCTGTTAAATCTTTATTACTCCATCTTGTCATAACGAGCACGATCTTACCACCTGGTTGTAAACGTTGACGTGGACCTGACGTGTACCATTCGTAAGCTGATTCAAGAGCCGTGGGGCTTAGTGCATCTTGCTCGGAATGTGGATCATCAATAATTAATAAATCAGCACCTCGTCCAGTAATCGCACCACCAACACCAGCGGCGAAGTATTCAC